AAAAGAGATGGTTCGTGGAAAGTCCATCGTATTTTGTCTACCAGGTCGTGGAGTCTCGTATACCTACTTAAAGAATTTCGTACAACTCTGTTTTGATTTAGTTCAGGCAGGGGCAAGTATTCAGATTTCCCAAGACTATAGTTCCATGGTGAACTTTGCACGTTGCAAGTGTCTTGGAGCAAATGTCCTTCGAGGTCCTGATCAACTGCCTTGGGATGGAAAACTACCATATGATTATCAACTATGGATTGATAGTGATATTGTGTTTAACTCCGAAAAATTCTGGCAGTTGGTTCTGATGGAGCAGGACATTGCCGCTGGTTGGTACTGTACCGAAGATGGTCACACCACATCAGTTGCTCATTGGTTGGAGGAGGATGACTTCCGAGGCAATGGAGGTGTGATGAATCATGAAACTCTGGAAAGTATCGGAAAGCGTCGTAAACCCTTCACTGTTGATTATACAGGTTTCGGATGGTTGCTGATTAAGAAGGGTGTCTTTGAGCACCCTGAAATGAAGTATCCCTGGTTCGCACCCAAGATGCAAGTCTTCGAATCAGGAGAAGTGCAAGATATGTGTGGTGAGGATGTTTCATTCTGTCTCGATGCGAAAGAGGCAGGATTTGAGATTTGGTGTGATCCTCGTATCAGAGTCGGTCACGAAAAAACTCGCGTTATTTAATTTTATTTGGAGAATCATTATGGCAAGTCGTAAAGGTGGTGGTTATGTGGAGGGTGCTCCTAAAAAGTCTCGTCAAGGAGCAGGTGCTCATACAAAGTACGCCGCGTCGTCTCGCAATAAAGCACGTAAGAAGTATCGCGGACAAGGCAAAGGTTAAATAAGACAGTCAATGAAGTCTTATGAGTTGTTTAATCATCAATCTTCCTTCTCAAGAAGTCTGGGTTCGTAAAGAATATCTAACAGACCATCAAAGTGGGCACGGTGAATTTGTAAAGGGCGTCTGGGTTTCGGCAAAGTCGATTCCTGGGCGTGCTTTTTATTTTGAAACCTATTTACCAGAATATGCTGCAATGTATGATAAGTTGCCGATTAGTGCTTTTGTATCAAGACCAGAAACACCAGATCCTGATATGAATCTTCCAAATCTACAGTTTTGGAATTGTATGGACTATGGTGTAGTCAGTATTGATAAGAAATTTATTGGGAGTATGGACTTTGAATGCTATACTCGTGATTATGGTATTCAAAAAGGCACTTATGTTTGTACAATCGATAATTATCACCATGATCCAGACTATGTTGATTGGGCAACAAGTGAAAATCCTGCCGAACACAAGTCACATAACCTTATTGAACTGAATAATGGTCAATTTGCACTCTATCCAAACAATAGAATGCGTATTTTTGACAATAGTCTGACACCTGCAGAACCTAAAATGCCCGATTTTAAGGTTTCAACGCAGTATTATCAAGTTGAAAATGGTTATGAACGCCTTGGAATGGGTGATGAAGATGAATATCACTGGAAGACAGCACAAGAGCGTGAAAATAAATATGAAAAAGGGATAGAAACCCCTTAAAAAGTTCTGTTTTACCAAAAACAGGAGTAAAAATGGGCAATTCACCAGTTGATCGTGATAAAGAGTACATGAGAAAGATGTGGGGAACCACAAAACTTGTTACAGATTACTACAGAGATGAACAAATGACCCCTCAGAGTGATTTTTTGGATAATTTGGGCAATCATCAACATCAAAAGATGCTTCGTGAGATTTCAAACGATGATATCACACCTAAAAAGCACGATTTTGCTCAACAAAACGAACTTCATGGGAATATTCGTAACGATGAGGACTATGATGATTGGGAATATGGTACAGAACCATATTATGGCAAGATTTCTGGATGAGGGTATAAATAAAAATACATAAATTCTCCTCATAAATGGCGGTACAGAGAATATCCAGAGCATTTAAGGATATAAGTTTGTCATTTGACATGCATCCAGTGACAAAGGATATTCTCGTACTTAAAAATGAGGATGCGATTAAGAGATCGATTCGCAATTTGGTACAAACCGTCCCAACGGAGCGATTTTTTAATCCTACAATTGGTGCAGATGTAAAAACAAGTCTATTTGAATTTGTAGATTTTGGTACTGCATCAGTTTTACAGAAGCAAATTGAGATTGCAATTCAAAATTATGAACCAAGAGTCGAAAGTCCACGAGTTGTAGTGGATCCTAGACCAGATTTGAATGCTTTTGAGATTAATATTACCTTTACTATTGTGGGATTAGAAGTTCCACGCCAACAATTTTCATATATTCTAGAGGCAACAAGATAATATGCCTTTTACAAAGTTTACAAACCTAGATTTCGATCAGATAAAGACATCCATCAAGGATTATCTCCGTGCGAATTCAACATTCACGGATTTTGACTTTGAAGGATCGAACTTTTCTGTCCTAATCGATACGCTTGCATATAATACTTACATTACTGCGTTCAACTCTAACATGATTGTGAACGAATCCTTCTTGGATTCGGCAACACTTAGAGAGAACGTAGTTTCTTTAGCGCGAAATGTTGGATATGTTCCTCGTTCTAGAAGTGCCGCAAAGGCAACTGTGTCCTTCGATATTGCATCTTCAAGTACTTCGGCACAGATAGTACTTAAAGCAGGTTTGGTGTGTGTTGGAGCGGTTGACAACACCTCATACACATTCTCTGTTCCTGAGGATATTACAAGAAATAATGTCAATGGATCTGCTTCCTTTGACAATATTGAGGTTTATCAGGGGATTTACCTCACAAAAGAGTTTGTAGTCGATAATTCAACAAATCAAAGATTCATTTTAAATAATCCAAATATTGATACAAATACTATTGTTGTCAAGGTTGGCACTCGTGAGTATAAGCAAGTTGATAATATTTTTGCAGTAAATTCTGATTCTGAAATTTATTTGCTACAAGAAATTGCTGATGAGAAGTATGAACTTCTATTTGGCGATGGAATTATTGGTAAGAAGATAGAAACAGGAACAACTGTTAAAGTCAGTTATATCACAACCGATGGTGAGGATGGTAATGGTCCTTCACTGTTCTCTTACTCTGGAACAACCACCGATAGTAACGATATACTCGTAACACCATCAGGAACAGTATCTGTAAGCACCATGAACCGTGCTGAAGGTGGAAGCAGCATAGAATCTATAGACTCTATCAAATACTTTGCTCCTAGGGTATATTCCTCACAGTATCGTGCCGTTACTGCTAGAGACTATGAGGCAATTATTCAGAAGATATATCCAAATACAGAGTCCGTTTCTGTAGTTGGTGGTGAAGAATTAGATCCACCACAGTTTGGAAAGGTACTATTGAGTATTAAACCAAAGAATGGTATTTCTATTTCAGACTTTACAAAGACCGAAATCTTGAATGATCTTAAACAATATGCAGTTTCTGGAATAAATCAAGAGATTATAGATCTAAAACTTCTCTACGTTGAACTTGATAGTGACGTTTTCTACAACTCTTCTAGGGTAAGTAATGTTCAAGATCTAAATGCAAGAGTTGTTTCTGCATTGGGCAAGTATTCTCAATCTGTAGATCTCAATAAGTTTGGAGGTAGATTCAAATACAGTAAAGCACTTCAAGTGATTGATAATGTTGATACTGCAATTACATCAAACATCACTCGTGTGAAGATGAGGAGAAATATCAATTGCATATTGAATACATTTGCTCAATATGAAATATGTTTCGGTAACCAATTCCATAAGGAAATCGGATCTTACAATATTAAGAGCACTGGATTTAAAATTGCTGGAGAAGCAGATACTGTTTACTTTGTAGATGTTTCTTCAGAAGACAGTGATATTGGTATTCTTTCTATCGTTAAACCAACGCTAGATCCTAATACATATGAGATTGTTAAAAAATCGATTGGAACCGTAGATTATAAGAAGGGAGAGATCTTAGTTAATACAATTAATATAGTTTCTACTTCTCTTGATGGGGGTATTATTGAAATTCAGGCATACCCAGAATCGAATGATGTTATTGGTCTCAAGGACCTATATCTTGTCTTCGATGTCAGCAAAAGCACTATAAATATGGTTAAGGATACCATAGCATCCGGAGAGCAAATTTCTGGTGTTGATTACCCAGTAAGATCAAGCTATTCAAACGGAAAACTAACGAGGTAATAAGGAGATATGATTACAACTGGTTTTGACGCTAGGGTAAAAATACAGCAAATTATTGAGAATCAGTTACCAGAATTTTTACTTAGCGAGTCACCTAAGTCTGTCGATTTTCTAAAGCAATACTACGTCTCCCAAGAATATCAAGGAGGTCCAGTAGACATTGCAGAGAATTTAGATCAATATCTGAATTTAAATAACCTTTCACCAGAAGTTATAACTGGAATTACTTCATTAACTAGTGCAGTTACTGATAGCGATGATACCATTCATGTTGAGTCAACAAAAGGATTCCCAAAACAGTATGGTCTGTTTAAACTTAATGATGAAATAATCACCTATACTGGAATTACAACCAATAGTTTTACTGGATGTGTTCGCGGATTCAGTGGAATTACTAGTTATAGAAATGAGACAAACCCAGAAGAGTTAGTTTTCACATCATCTTCATCATCATCACATTCTAATAATACCAGAGTACATAATTTAAGTGCCTTATTTTTAAAGGAATTCTATAAAAAATTAAAATATCTTCTTGCACCAGGTTTTGAAGATGTTGATTTTGTATCGGAAATTGATGTTAATAACTTCATAAAGAGTGCTCGCAGTTTCTATCTTTCAAAAGGAACTAATGAGTCTTTTAGAATACTCTTCAATGTCTTATATGGAACTACACCAAAAGTCATAAATCTTGAAGATTTTTTATTAAAACCTTCTGATGCAGAATTTGTTAGAAGAGAAGTATTAGTTGCGGAAAGAATTTCTGGAGATCCATTAAAACTAGTGGGTCAAATGGTTAGAAATATTGATGATTCTGCCACAGGTCCAGTTTCTGAAGTTGAAATTATAACAAGAAATAATAAAACCTTTTATAAAGTTCAACTTTTCTCTGGATATGATGAAAAGAGTTTAATCGAAGGTACTTTTAGAATAACTCCCAAATCGATAGTTTCTGATAATGTTTCTATTGGTTCTTCAGTAATCACTGTAGATAGTACAATTGGATTCTCTGAGTCAGGAACATTGATTTCTGGTTCAAATACTATAACATACACTGATAAGAGTGTTAATCAGTTCTTTGGTTGTGAAGGAGTATCTACAGCGATAGAAACTTCTTCTGATATTCGTTCCAATCAAATCATTTATGGATATGAGAATGGCGAACTTTCAAAAAGAGTTGAATTAAGAGTCACTGGTGTTCTTTCGGAAATTGAAAATCCAAAAGACTTTAATCTATTGATGAACGGCGATAATATCAAAGTAAAGAGTCTTGGAGATAAGATTGGTAATAATAATAAAAATGATAAAGAGTTTGCATTTAATACTTGGATTTATAATGTTAGATCACGTTATGAAGTAAATTCTTTTAATAATAACCAACTAACTTTATTTGAAACCCCAGATAAGTCTAGTCTTAAAGTAAATGATATTGTTGATGTATTAGATAGAAATTCAGAAAACGTTGTTGTATCTGATGCAACCGTAACTGCTATTAACGGTTCTTTAATTGTTGAACTTGATAAAAATGTTACAGGTGTTGCTGCAAATAGAAGATTAAGTGTTAGAAGGCAATACACATATGCATCTTCTGCAGATACTCCTATAAGTGCATCCAATATTCTTGCAAATATTCAGAATACTTATAGTGAAAATAATGAATATATGTATGTTGCATCAAATTCACTTCCTGGTTATGAAATTGACGAAAAACTTTCTACTGCAAATATCACATTAACAGCATCTTCCAATCTCAATGACATATTCCAGTCTTATAATCAACTAACTGATCTATATTCGGTATTATCATTCACAAATGATGTTCCATTCATTACTGGTGATGCTGTAGTCTATCATGGAGATAGTGAAGTCATTCCAGAACTCGTTTTTGGTAGAACTTATTATGTCGAAGTTATTGAAGAAGCGGGTAGAAAGAATAAAATAAGACTATTTAATGCAAGATCTTTTGTTGCAACACAAAGTTTTGTTGAATTTGGCAGATATGGCGAGAGTTCTAACCATAACTTCACTCTACTGCAACATTATAATAAAAATGTAGTTCCTAAGAAAACTTTAACAAAAATTCCTCTCGAATCAAATATTCAGGGTGGAAGTTCTCAAACAGATGTTGGAACAGTAGGTAAGTTGGTAAATGGTGTTGATATTATCAACTACAAGACTAATGATAGAATTTATTATGGACCTATAGATTCTCTTAGAATTTATAATGGTGGAGAAGATTATGATGTCATTAATCCCCCATCTGTTGTCATTTCTGGACCTGTTGGAGTTGGTACAACTGCTTTAGCACAAGCAGTTGTTAGTGGATCTGTAAAGAGTGTATTAGTAGATCCACAGAATTTTAGTGTTAATCGCGTATTATCAACCACAATAAAAGGTGGAAATGGAACTGGGGCAAAACTACAGCATGTATTAGGAAAGCAATATAGAGAAATTGAATTTAATGCAACTCAAGTTGGTTTAGCAGCAACTGGTGGTGTAGACATTAACAATGAAACTATTACCTTCAATGAAAGACATAACCTTGAGAGTGGAGAAAAAATTGTTTATAATCCATCTGGTAATGAACCAATTGGAATTAGTTCTTTCCAGTTCTCAAATACCGATCAAGGAAGATACTTAGTAAATGGTGCGACGTATTATCCCCAAGTCATAAACACCAGAGCAATTTACCTGTATGAAACCGAATCGGATTATTTGGCAGGTATTAACACGGTTGGTTTCACCACTATAAACACTGGCGGAACTCATAAGTTTAGATTATTTGAATCAAAGAATGTAATTTCTGAGATTAGAGTCATTAACTCCGGAAGTGGTTATGAAAATAGAAGTCTGAAAGTAAAGACATCTGGTATATCCACAGAATTTAGCAAAGTTGTATTTGAAAATCATGGATTCAAAGATGGTGATCTTGTAAACTATGAATATGAGACATCACAGATTGTTGGTCTATCTTCATCAAACCAATATCGTGTAATTAAATTAAATGACTCTGAATTCCAACTAGCAGATGCTGGATCCGTTGGTGCAGAAACATCAAATTATGATAGAAAGAACTATGTTGATTTTAAAACAACAGGAAGTGGATATCAAACATTCTCATATCCACCTATTGAAATTGAAATTAATGCTGAATTCCCAGGTTCCTTTATTGGAACTATTACTGCAACTCCACAAGTTAGGGGAGAGATTGTTGATGTATACCTTTATGAGCAAGGAACCAATTATGGATCTGACATTCTAAACTTCCATAAAAATCCTTCAGTAACTATTAGAAATGGTGTAGGTGCTGAATTAAAACCAATTCTTAAGGCAGGTAAAATAATTGCTGTTGAAGTTCAGAATGGTGGAAAATACTACAATGCTGCTCCCGATTTAGTAGTTAATGGAACAGGATCTGGTGCAAAACTAAGAGCATCTGTGGTCAATGGTGTCATTAAGGATGTAATCATTATTAATGGTGGTGTAAATTATGAAGATAAAAATACTTCTATTTCTGTAGTAGCACCAGGAAAAAATGCAGTTGTTGAATCTAGTGTAAGATACTTGAGTATCAATAATCAAGAGAGATTCTCCGAAGAAATCTTCCTAAATTATGAGGATAATTTATCCTATGGTGTGGTTGGTTATTCTACAGATAGGGATGGAACTGAATTCTCGGATCCTAATGAATCAACTGGACACTCTAGAGTAATTGGGTGGGCAATTGATGGAAATCCAATTTATGGTCCATATGGATATGCAAATCCAGAGGACAATAATTCAAAAGTTGTTATTTTGAAAACTGGATATGAATCATCTCCACAAAATGTTTATAACAGACCACCAACATCAACTTTTCCTCTAGGATTCTTTGTAGAAGACTTTAAGTATACTGATAGTGGTAATCTTGATGAGCACAATGGTAGATTCTCAAAAACACCAGAGTATCCAAATGGTGTCTATGCTTACTATGTTGGTGTTGAAACTGGATCAGCTACTGGAAAACTAATTCCAAGATTCCCCTATTTCGTTGGGGATTCATTTAGATCAAAACCAGTAGTTGAGGACTTGGATCAGTCATTCGACTTTAACAGTTCTTCTCTTGTAAGAAATACATTCCCATATAGAATTGATCAGGACAATTCTGGAAATGATTTTATTGTAGAATCTAACGAATTTTTCAATCAAATTACTAGTGTTGAATCAGTTTCGGAAGGAAATATTAATTCAGTAACTGTTATAAATCCAGGTGAAGATTATAAAGTAGGAAATCTTCTAACTTTTGAAAATGAAGGAACTGGAGGCGGTGGTGCTTCCGCAGAAATTTCAAGTCTAAAAGGATTCCCAATCACAAGTGTTCAAACTTCATACAATATCTTTGAAAATTCTGTTGTTACTTGGCAGGATAAAGATACACTTAGAATTTATACATCAGAATATCATTCATTAAATTCAGGGGATTCGATTACAATTGCTGGTTTATCAACATTTGTTGATGGACTACTCGATTCACATATTATCGGTATTACATCAGCAAGAACTACACTTTCTGAGAGTGTTCCTGCAAATGTTGGTCTTGTAACCGATATTTACGTATCTTCTATTGATGCTAATGTTGGTTCTGGAACGACCATTGGTATTGGCACAGAGATTCTTTCGGTTCTCAATAGATTTGATTCTGATAACATTCTAAGAGTTAGAAGAGGTGCTACAGGAACGGCACATACTTTTGGTGATGTTGTTGATTATTTTGATGATTCATTCACAATTCCATTAGAAAGCGAATACTTTGAGTCTACAAGAAATACAAAGATTTATTTTAACCCAGTAGAATCTGTTGGTGTTGGTATAAACACTGGTGCTGAAACTTCAATCAATTATTATGTTGGAAGCACTCCAAAAGTAGTTTCTGTCCCATCTCAAAGTATCTACATCCCAAATCATCCATTTAGAGATAAGCAAAGATTAACTCTAACAATACCTTCCTCAGCTAATGCATTAACAGTATCGGATACTTCTGGAGGAACAACATTTGATTTACCAATTTCTGGTTCAACACAAGATGTTTATGTAATTAATAAGTCTAAAGACTTTGTTGGTCTAACAACTCAAGTTGGATTAACTACATCTAGTGGTGGTTTGTTCTTTACAAATAATGGATCCGACAACTACGAATATAGTTTAGAAACAAACTTCACTGAATTAACTGTAACTGCTAGAAGAATTAAGACAACAGTTGCAATATCAACAATACATGGATTATCGGATAATGATCAAATCACACTGAAAATTAAACCAAAACTTGCTGTTGGTAGTGGTTCTTCTGAATCTATCAGAATGAAGTTTAATGAAGAAAATAAAAAGATACTGGTAAATCCAGTCGGTTTTACTTCATATAGAATTAATACAAGTACTGATCAAATTTATATTAAGGATCATGGATTCAATTCTGGTCAAAAGGTATTCTATGATTGCTCAGATACAATTGCGAGTGGTCTTTCTACTGGCAGTTACTATGTTTATAGAGTTGATAGTGATAATATTAAACTATCAGAAACTTTCAGTGATGTAAGTGCAAATCCACCTCTGACTGTAAGTATTGCCAGCACTGGTGGTGAAGGGCATGAATTAAGTTTGATCAATCCACAATTGAAGATTACTAATAATAATAAGATAGTAGTTGATGTATCTGATTCATCTCTATCTGATTATGATTTTAAACTATTCTATGATCAAGATTTTGCTAGTGAGTTTGTTTCTACTGGATCAACAAATACTTTTAATATTCAAAAAACTATAGTTGGTGGTTCAACTACTTCAGTTACAATTAACTATGACGATTCTCTACCAACAAAACTTTATTACTCTTTTGAAAAAGATGGTGTTTTATTAGAATCTGATGCTGATGTTAAAGATTATTCTGAATTCTTATATGTTGATAGTTTGTATAATGGTTCTTATAAGGTATTTGGTATAGGATCAACAGCATTTAATATTTCACTAAGAGAAATTCCAGAAAAACTATCATATAGTTCAGAAGAATGTGATGCAATTGAATATGACACAACTTCAATCTATGCATCTGGACCAATAAATGATATTGATGTTATTTCTGGTGGATTTAATTACAATATAATTCCAAGAATTGTTGGTCTAACAACAGGTTCTTCTACCAGTGTTGGTTCTAACTCTGTTCTTAGAGCAAATGCCAATAATATTGGAAAACTTAATGAGTATAGAATTATTAATGAGGGATTTGAATATGCATCTGACAAAACTCTCAGACCAGAAGCAGAAGTTCCTTCTCTACTAACACTGAAGGGATCTCAAAAAATTGAAAGTATTGATGTTTTAGATGGAGGAAAAAATTATATTTCTGCACCATCTTTAGTTATTGTTAATCTATATGATCGTAGTATTGTTAATAGTGGATTACTAGTTGCCAACTTTAAAGGAAATACAATTGTTTCTGTTGATGTTATTGAAGAACCAAAAGGATTAGATGATGTTGACCATAGAATATTTGCAGTTAATAATAGTAATGGTGTTCAAGTTGAGAGAGTTCTCTCTTATAGTGGGGGAATTGTAGAGTGTGAGTTAAGCACTCCACCAATTGATGGTTTTATTACCCCACCATTTGAAGTTGGTGATAGAATATTTGTTGAAGGTCTTCAAAAACAAAATATCACTGATGCTCTTGGTAATGTAACATCACCAGGAACTGGATTCAACTCTGCAGATAATGACTATTATTTCTTTGAAGTTGTTGAATATACAAATTCTAACCCCGCAATATTAAAGTATAACATTGGTGAGTATACTGATAATGCTGGAACTCCTGTAGAGATTCAAACAACATTCAACTCTATCACAAAGAATAGTAATTATCCAGTATTTAAAATTAATAGAGTCCCAAGTCTATTCTTTGATGGTGAAAAATTATATGTAAACGATGTTGCATCAGACTTGAATGTAGAGTTGGTTAGAAAGAACTTCATAAAAGTAACTGGTGATTATGAAATAAAAATTGGAGATAGAATTAAAGGAACCAATTCTGGAAACTTTGCAACTATTGACAACATCTATAAAAATGGTAGTAGATTTGAAGTAAGTTATTCAAATAAAAAAGAACTTGATTGGAAGAATGATGTTGGCAAATTGAACTATGATTTACAAGTTCTTCCAAATAATGATTACTATCAAAACCTTTCATATACAATTAAGAGTTCTGTTGAATGGGAGGATATGCGCGATAAGGTGAATCAACTGGTTCACCCAACAGGTCTTAAGAATTTTGCAGACACTGAAATTACTTCAAAGGCAACGGTTTCCCTCGATTCTTCAATTTCCCTCCTGCCTGTTCTTGACTTTGTTTCTGAAAGAAGAGTTGATACTATTAATAACTTTGACTTAGCACTTGATTATGACCCAACAAGCACTTCATCTAGATTTATTACATTCAAGAATAAGAAACTCTCAGATTATGTTGAGTGTAGATCCAATAGAGTTCTGCAAATCGATGATATTAGTGGAAGATTTTCTAGTTCAGAATTCAATAAAGATACTTTTACAGATACTATTGAGTATCCTATCACCGATTTTTATTCTAAGTTCCTTGTCCAAGTTATGGATGAGAACAAGCAAAGCACTCAAGTTAGTGAAATTGTTATTCTTAATGATTACGACAATACGTATACTTTAAACAAGATAGATCTTTTTACAGATGAAAAACTTGGCGATTTCTCTGGAGCATTTGGTAGTGTTGGAGATCCAATCTTAAGATTTAATCCAGTAAACGCAAATGATTCCAATTACAATCTTAAGATTTATAGGGAATCATTTACTAGTGATCCATTCAGCATTGGTATTGGATTTACTGAATTTGGATTTACCAGATTATCTGCAATAACTGAAAATGTTGGACCAGCATCTGGAAGTGGATTATTAGGAGTCAGCACAACCGTTTTTGAAGCACAATCTTCATTATATGACACCATATATGCTTTTGCTCATGTTGTTGATACAGTAACTAATGAATCAAATTACTTTGAGATTGCAGGACATTACGATGGTCAGGATACTTATCTCTCAGACTATTACTTCGATACGAAAAAAAGTTCAGTTTCTGCAGGATTTATTGGAACATTTGGATTGGATGTTACTGGTGGAGTTATTTTTCTATCATTTAAGAATGAAAATAGTATCAATAATGTGAGGGTTAAAACAAAAGTTGTTGGTATTGGATCTACAACTGCTGGTGTTGGAACTTATAGGTATACTGTTGATGGACAGATTGATGGAACTGAAAGAACCGCAAGACTAGATTCTCAGTATGAAATTACTTCTGGTATTTCTACCATTATTAGTTTTGATAGTGTTCTGGATTCTACTTTGAAATCAATTGTTAAAGTTTCTGCTGGTTCTACTGTAGCACTTCATAATTTACTGATTGTTGCAGATCAAACTAGAACAAATATTCAACACTCACAATTCTTAAGTGTTGGTTCTGGAACTGGAATCGGAACATTTGGTTCTGAGATGGATGGAACTGATGTTATTGTAAAATTCTACCCAGATTCCGATTATTCTTCAGATGATGTAGTGGTTCAAACGTTTAATCAATTCATTTATTCTGATATTGATGCGTTCAATGAACCAGATAATTTAACTTATGGGAATGGCGTTGAAGGAATAACAAACGCATTCTATGGTTCTATCAATGAGTTTGGTAAAGATAAACTAGACTTTGACCTGAACTATCAGAGAATTCCAATTTTTGAAAAAACTTTCAATCCAAATAATAATAATGTTCTAAACAGAGCAACTGGTGTTTTCTCTATTGACAATCATTTCTTTGAAACTGGAGAAGAGTTAATTTATACTCCAAACTCCACATTGATTGGTGTTGATTCCGAACCCATGGGTATTGGCGAGACAATTGTTTCTGGAAGATCATTTAAAGCAGACTTTATCGTAGGATTTAGCACTGTTACTGGTATTGCTGTTACTACTGGTATTACTACAGATTCATTTATCTTTGGCGATTCTGTTCCCTCTAGCACAACAAAAATCACCGGTATTACAACTAACTATACATTCTTTGTTGGACAATCAGTTGGCGGTGGTTCTTCGATTATTACTGGTGTAGGAAATACTTCAGTAATTACAGTTGGTGCTGGTATTTTCTCTGGAGACAATACTGGATTAGGAACTGTTACTTCTATTGGAATTAATTCAATTACGTCAACAGAATCAATTCCTGCTGGAACAGATAGAATTTACTACACCACAGATGAAGCATTTGCTTTAGAACTTGATGGAGTATCAGTTGGTTCTACTTTCAGAAAAACTTATTCTACTGGTATTACTACAGATATTTGTCCAACAACAGTATATGCAATTAGGATTTCAAAAGATCAATTTAAACTGACAGGAACTTCTGGTGGAAGTGGTATTGGATTTACCTTTACCTCAATTGGTAGTGGTAATCGCCATGAACTTGAAATGAAGAAGAAACTTGAGAAAGCAATAATCACAATTGATGGTGTAACACAATACCCACTGATGTATACACCACTAACTTATACTTTAGAAAATAATGATACAACTATTGGTGCTGGTATAACATTCCTATCACTTTCGGGTATTTCTTCAATCAAACCAAGAGACATCTTAAAAATTGATGATGAATTCTTAAATATTAAGAATGTTGGTTTGGGAACAACTAATGTTGGACCTATTGATGGAACAGGCGATGTTTCTCTAATTGAAGTTTCTAGGGGATTTGTTGGTTCTTCAGCAACTACACACTCTGATGGAAGTGAAGTTAGAATTTATAAAGGTGCTTATAATATTGTTGGAAATAAAATTCACTTCACTGAAGCACCTGATGGAAAAGGAAACAATGATAGATTGAATTCTAGTAACCTTGCCCTACCAAAATCAACATTTAATGGAAGAGTTTATCT